ATGGCGAACTTAGACCCTAACGAAGACCCAAATCCTGAAGGTAATGAAGATGGACCATCAGATAATATGAATGCTAATGATGGTATGGGTATCTTTGAAGATATTAATGAAGAGGAAGTTTTGGAGTCATTATTCGGTAAACCTAAAATGAAAACTCCAATAACTACATTAGGTATGTTTGAAGGTGAAGTTGACGAAAAATTTGAGTCAAAATCACAACAAAGGTTATTTTATGCCAAGTGTGAAGAAGAAGGACCAAAATCAAAGTGGTGTAAAATGGCCAAAGAATTTTCTGACGACACTAAAGATTTTGATTCATTACCTGAAAAAGTAAACGAAGGTACAAAATGTTGGAAGGGTTATGAAAAGAAGGGTATGAAGACTATGTTCGGAAAAAGAGTTCCTAACTGTGTTAAAAAAGAAAGTACTGAAGATAAAATTAGACAAATTGAAGAAAATATCGTATCTTTGATTAAGAAATCACAGGGTAAAATGTTAACAAAAGGAGATATTCTTTCTGAGCAACCAAGTATTGCACCTGCAAGACCTACGGTTAAACCTGGTGTTAAACCCGAAAGAGGTACACCTTACAAACCAAAACACAGTCCAAAACCTAAGGCGGGTACTGAAATCGCACCTGCAAGACCTACGGTTAAACCCGGTGTTAAACCCGAAAGAGGTACACCTTACAAACCAAAGCATAGTCCAAAACCTAAAGCGGGTGAGGAAGGGGGTTTACCTGAATTCCTTAAATTTAGTAACTTAAATATACAGTTTAGAGATGAGTAAGTCAGTAAAACAAATTATGTCTCGTTTGAAAGAAGCGATTGAATATGACGGTCCTGAAAGAATGGACAGAGAAGTTGAAAGGAAAATTTCTAGTGGTGAGACTCCATTATCTGATAATCCTGCGTTACCAGGTAAAGAAGAGGATGAATTTGATAATTCATTTGCTGAGTTAGTCGCTTCTGAAAGATTTAAGGAAGTTGTCGAAAAAGTTAAACGTTATACCGGTATGCAAGACGTATCGGGACCTAATGCTTTTATGCAACTTCAGATGATGTTACAACAGGCGGTACAAACAGTTAAGTCTATTGAGTCTAATAATGAAGGTTATTTAGAACAGTTGGCGGTTGACTTAGTAAAACAAGAGTTATCTTTACCTGATGATGCGTTTCAATACGATGTTGAGTTGCAGTCAATGCCAGGTCAGATTGATACGTCCAAAATGATATCCGAACCTGAAGAATTAGACGATGAAGAGGTGCAACAACAGTTTGGTGTTGATGCTGATGAGGCAGAGGATGATTTAGAAAACTTCATGGCAGCCTTTGAAAAGTTTGATTTAGAAAAGGCAAAAAGAAGATTTATTAATTCACTTATACAAGGGGCGTCTAAAAAGGGACACTATATGTTCCATATGGTTGAAGAACAATTAAATAACATTAACCCACAACTTTTAAATCTTTATGGTGTTTTAATGTCTATTAATGATTTATTATATTGGATTGTTCCTGACCAAATGATTATGTCGGCCGCGGGAAGTGGAGAAGGGGTGCAAGGTTCTGAGGAAGTTGATGATACTACTGACCCACCAACTATTAAGGCAAAAGGTTTATTCTTTCCTGTATTGATACACGAACTTATTAAAGGTGTGTATGAGGTATTAGGTACTGCGGGATTACCTGATGACCCTAAGTCTGCAGAAATGGTTATGGGTCAAACAGACACATTACCATATGAGGTATGGGACTTAAGATTAGGACCAGTTATATGGAGAAAGTTCACAGAAGCTTATCCTGAAAAACTTTATGAAGATGATATGAGAGAAATACAAAATTATCTTTTCTCACGTTTCTCAGCATTATCAACAGACGAGTTTTTTGAGGTTGCAAGAATGATATTGTCAGGTTCAGACGAAGGTAAACAACTAATTGAAAAAATGGTAAATGAAATCATATCTGAGTTGAGACAACAGGAGTATGATGATGCTATGTCACAATACCGTGACGATGATGACGATATGGACTTAGATGACCTATTAGGTGATTTAGGTATTTCTTTAACATAAAACTTTATTAGAATGTCTATATGGCGTTAACAAAAGAAAAAGTATTATTAGAGTATGCGAGGTGTGTAAAAGACACCTCGTATGCGTTAAAGACATATCTACAGACATATGACAACACACAGTCAAAATATGTACCGTTACAGTTATTTCCTGACCAAGAACATTTAATAAATGACTATGACACATACGAAGAAAATATTGCACTTAAATACCGACAGGCGGGGGTATCAACAGTAACATCCGCATGGATATCTAAAAAATTAGTTACCGCATCTAAAACCAAACCTGAAAAAATTCTTATTATTGCAAACAAACTTGACACTTCAGTTGAGATGGCGAGTAAGATAAGGTCGTTCATTGACCAGTGGCCAAATTGGTTCGGTATTAGTTTCTCAAACGAGAAAAATTCACAGAGACACTATAAGTTAAATAATGGGTGTGAGGTAAAAGCGGTTGCAACATCTAAAGACGCTCTTAGAGGTTATACACCGACAATCCTTGTGTTTGATGAGGCGGCGTTTATTGAAGCAGATAACGATTTCTGGTCTGCGTGTATGGCTTCACTTTCTACGGGAGGTAAAGTTATTGTTATATCCACACCTAACGGTTTTGACCCAATCTATTACTCTATATATGACCAGTCGTTAAGAGGTATGAACGACTTTAGGATTACCGAGATGTTTTGGTATCGCGACCCTCGTTATGCAAAAGACTTAAAACTTATTAAGTGTAATGACATGGTTCATTACATGTTAAATCGTGAGGATTATAATGATGATGAAATTATCATAGACTACTCACATATTGACCCTATGAAGAGGGATTTTGATGAAATTAAAAAACATTTCTTAGATGGTTACAAACCATATTCTTCTTGGTTTGAGGGTATGAGTAAAAAACTCAAGTTTGATAGACGTAAGATTGCACAGGAATTGGAGTGTAACTTTTTGGGTTCAGGTGATAACGTAATACCTTCTGATACTGTAGAAAAAATTAAAGAAAACTTTATCCGTGACCCCGAAAATAAATTTATGGGTGGTGCATTATGGCAATGGAAAGAACCTGTGGTGGGTCACAAGTATATCATGGGTCTTGATGTTTCAAGAGGTGATAGTGATGATTTTACCACGTTCTGTATCATAGATTTTGATGAAAGAGAACAGGTGTTAGAGTATTTAGGTAAGGTACCACCTGACGTAGCTGCTGAGATAGCCTTTAAGTGGGCCACTATGTATTCTGCGTTTATTGTAATTGATATTACAGGTGGTATGGGTGTCGCCACTTCAAGGAAATTACAAGAAATGAACTATAAGGACTTGTATGTTGAGGGGACAAACGCCGCCGACAAATGGAAATATAATCCAAAGGCGATTGAAAAGATACCCGGTCTCAACTTTAATTCAAAAAGAGTTCAGATTGTTGCTGCTTTTGAGGAGGCTTTAAGACATAACTTTACTGTGCGTTCTACTCGTTTGATGAATGAGTTGAATACATTTGTTTATATAAATGGGAGACCTGACCACATTAAAGGACAACACGATGACCTTATAATGGCAATGGCCATGGCGATATATGTAGGGGAGAGTTCATTTACACAACTTGAAAAAGTCACTGAACAAACAAAGGCAATGATGGAGAGTTGGATGGTAAACGAGACTCCAGTTAAAAACAGTTCAAAAGAGTTTAATCCTGGTTTGCCTGTAATGCCAAATAACTATAATGACCATAGAAGACCTAATGGTTATACTCAAAAAGATTACCAAGATTATGGATGGTTATTCGGGGGTGGTAGGAGATAACCTTTAATTAATTCAAGTAAAGTTTATATTTATCTAAAAAACGATGGCTGAGAATAATAATTATACGATATGGCAGAGGTTAACAAAAGTATTTGGTCCTGATTCAACATTAGACCAACAAGCGCCTGTATATCAGTTTGACAAAAAACAAATATTAAAAACTCCTGATAAGAAAGAGTACGAGAGAGAAAAATTACAAGCCCAACAAACTCTGTATTTAGGTCAACAATGGCAAAAGATTGAAAACAACCTATATACTCAGGCAGTTTATTATGAACCAACAAGGTTAGCCTCGTTTTATGATTACGAGAGTATGGAGTACACTCCTGAAATTTCAGCGGCTTTGGATATATACTCGGAGGAGAGTACTACACCCGATGAAGACGGATACATCCTACAAATATATTCTGAAAGTAAAAGAATAAAGTCTGTTTTAGGAGACTTGTTTAATAATAGATTAGATATTAATACCAACTTACCTATGTGGACACGTAATACGTGTAAGTATGGTGATAATTTTGTTTATCTTAAACTTAGTCCTGAAAAAGGTATTATGGGGGCACAACAGTTACCTAACATTGAGATTACTCGTCAAGAGAGAGGTATGAAGATTAAACCTGAAAGAAGTACCACAGAAACAGAAAATGATTCTTTGAAGTTTTTATGGCAGAATAAGGATATGGAGTTTAATACGTGGGAAATCGCACACTTCAGACTATTAGGTGATGATAGAAAATTACCTTACGGTACGTCTATGTTAGAAAAGGGTAGACGTATATGGAAACAATTAATTTTGTCTGAGGACGCCATGTTAATATACAGAACGTCAAGAGCACCTGAAAGAAGGGTATTTAAAGTATTTGTTGGTAATATGGACGACAAAGATGTTGAGCCGTATGTAAATAGGGTTGCCAATAAATTTAAAAGAGACCAAGTCGTTGATTCAACAAATGGTAATGTGGATTTAAGATATAATCAGATGGCGGTAGACCAAGATTATTTCATACCTGTTCGTGACCCTAACGCACCAAATCCGATTGACACTTTACCTGGGGCTCAGAACCTATCAGAGATTGCGGATATTGAGTATATCCAAAAGAAACTTTTAACTTCACTAAGGGTACCAAAGGCGTTTTTAGGTTTTGAAGAAGTTGTTGGTGATGGTAAAAACTTGTCTTTACAAGATATTCGTTTCGCACGTACAATAAATAGAATTCAAAAATCTATGATACAGGAATTGAATAAAATAGCTATTATTCACCTTTATCTTTTAGGTTTTGAAGATGAATTAGGTAACTTTACATTAGGGTTAACTAACCCATCTACACAAGCTGACCTACTTAAGGTTGAACAATGGCAACAAAAGATGCAATTATATAGAGATGCGGTTACAGACCCAGGTAATGGTATTTTACCTGTGTCATCATCTTGGGCTAAGAAACATATTCTTGGATTTAGTGATGAAGAAATTAAACTCGATTTACAACAACAAAGAATAGAAAAGGCGGTTGCTGGCGAGTTAGAGAAAACTGCAGAAGTTATTAGTAAAACAGGTATTTTCGCTAACTTAGATAAGTTATATGGTAACAAACCTGGTGAAGGTGGTGACGCTGAGGGCGGTGAAACTACAGATACAGGAATGGGTGACTTAGGTGGTGGTGGTTTAGGTGGTGGTGATTTAGGTGGAGACTTAGGTGGAGACTTAGGTGGAGACTTAGGTGGAGACTTAGGTGGTGGAGATGAAGGTGGAGCACCACCAGAAGAGGCACCTGTAGAGAGGTTTATAAGAAACAAGGATTTGGACTTATTAGTTGAGGACGATTTAATCAAAGGTAAAAATATCTTAGACCTATCAAAAGGAAGACAGTCTTTAGGTGAAATTGAGGATAAATTGAACGCATTACTAAAAGACTGATA